TTTAGGTTCTTTTTTCTCTGATTTTTTTACACCAATAAGATCATTGTTTGGTGTTAATATCGATGACTGTTCCTTTTTCATTTCGCTCCTTATCTTCTAGCAGGTTAGAGATTTCCTGTAGTGTTGCCTCATAGGCATTTATCTGTCCTATTATATACTTATAATTTTCCATATTGTCAACACCTCCTGATGTGACTGATATAGATAAATTATCTATTCTATTTCTTAAAAATTTAAGAAGTCGATTTATTACGTTTTCTAACTGCATTTTTTAGTCTCCTTTGTTAATTGGTTTAAAATTAAATTTCCTGATAAAGTAATTTGATCTGAATTTGGAGCAACCATATGCTCTAAAAATCCAGGGAAAACTATAATAGAACCTGTTTTTAATTTATTAGGTAAAAATGTTTTTGGAAATAAATCTTCTGCTTGTAACATTTCAATAACATTTTTAGCTGGGTTAAAAAAAATAGTTCTAGGTTCTTTTACTTTTTTGTAAATTATAAAACAAAGTTTAGAATTAGGATGAACGTGAGGCTCTTGATAATCATTATTATTATAAGTATTTTCCCATATTTCGTGAATACCTAATTCAAATTTAGAGTAATAATAATCTTTTATTAACTCGCCAATGTATTTAACTAAATATTTTTCACTTTCTTTATTTAAAATATTCTTTCTTTCAAAAGAAGTAGGAGTTTTTGAAACCCATTTTTTACCAATATCAGAAGTTAATTTAATTTTTTTTAAATCAACCTTGCCTACATGAATAGGTACTGAAAATAAATCTACTTTCATTTTTCTACAAAAATTTGTAAGGTAAATCTAGTTGGAGCAAAATAATTTAACGTTGTAACTCCATGTAGACATGCATCTTTATTTATAACAGCTTTTTTATATTCAGGTAGAATTATTTTAATTTTATTGTTATCAAAAAAATAAAATAATCCACCCCAATCAACATCCCATACTTCTTTATTTAAATATATAGTTGCACCAAAATTTACATTTCCATCGTTGTGCTTTTTAATTAATGATAGGGGATGCCAAATATAGAAATAACAAAAAAATTTATTTAAATTTATTTTGTCTGGATAAATATCTTTAAGTCTATGATAAATAGGCAGATATAATTTTTTTGGTAACATTAAAGCACTACAATTGGTAGAACCTGTATTTATTTTTCCCCAACTTATAGAAGATCTCCATTCAAACTTTCTAATTTTAGTATCAACATAGTTTGCTATGGCTGTTATTTCTTCATCAGTTATAAAATTTGAATGGGTGTCGATTAACATTTCCATCTTCTTCTAGCCTGACGTAGTCTAGAATTAGGATCTTTAGCAGCTTTAGGAAATTTTTTCATTTGTCCTAGTGATCTTGCGCAGTATGATTTTCTGCGATTAGCAGCTTTTGATCCTGGCTTCACTTTTCCAGTCACGGCTGTTTTTAATTTAGAACCAGGGTTAAGTCTTCTATAAGCTTTAACTCCAGCCTCTGTCATTCCAGCTCCACTTTTTGTGGATCTAAAATTCTTTTTGTTTCTTGCAGGCATTGTGCCTTTTGAATATTCTATTCTTCCACCATCTTTTACAGCTATGCCATATTTTTTTTCATTTAATTTTTTTTTATCTTGTTCCATTTCTTCTTTTCTTTGTTTAAGAAAATTTTGTCTATCCATTTCATTTCTCATTTTATTATATGCATCAGATTCTTTTTCTGCCATGGATTTCATTCTGTCAGCTCCACCACCTTTTCCACTACCTTTTGAATAATATTTTCTCATTATGCTGTCTTCTTTTTCTTTGCAAATGTTGCAGCTCTACTCGGTGTTGGTCCTGTATTAGCCACTGCTTGTTTTCTTCTTACGGCACCCGCACGTTGCCCTTTGGACATCGCTCTTGCTTTTGCAATAGGCACGCATTTTGGATAATTTTTTCTTTTTTCTCCACCACTTCTTCCACACTTCGGGTATGAGCCATCTGATTTTTTGTTTGCAATATCGACCCAGTTCTCCTTTACCCATGATCTTAAACCACCTTTTGAAAAATGCGTTCGCATTATGAATTCTTTCCGTAAGCTCTTCCTTTGCCCTTCATGGCTAACTTACAACCTTTAGATCCAGATTTAAATCCTGCTCTTCCACCTTTAGCCATTTTTTTAAACTCTTGCATTGTTTCTTTAACAGCTCTAGCTTCTGCTCTTTCATTTCCTTTTTCAAAGGAATCAGCTTGTAGTTGTGTCTCTTTAGATCCTAAAAGTTTTTTTAATTTCTTATCTAATATTTTTCCTGCTTTTTCTACTTTAGCGTCTATTTCTTTTTGTTTTTTTTCTTTTCTAGCTGTTATAGTTGATGGAAATTCAAATGCCATTATGAATTCTTTCCGTAAGCTCTGCCTTTGCCTTTTGTAGCTAACTTACAACCTTTAGATCCAGATTTTAAACCAATTCTTCCACCTGATTTTGCAAAAACCATTTTTTTACCTCTAACAGAATCCTCTAATCTAGCTTTTTTCATTGGTGTATTTTTATCTTGAACACTTTCAGTTAAGGCTTTAGCATTAAATTTTCTTTCAGGTAGATTTTTCTTTGCAGCTTCTTTTTGAGCAGTTTTACCCATGGGGTTTAATTTAATAATTTTTTTCTTTGCTTCCTCTAACTCTTCAGAACGACCTTTTGTAGTAACAGCCATTATACTTGTCCTCCTGTTAAATATTTCATTCTAGTCATATCTATCATTCCACCACCCATAGCTTTTTTTCTTCCGCCTGGTTTGATTTTACCTGAACATACTCCAGATGCATACATATTAGCATACGCTGATGGATACACTTTGAATTTTCGCTTCGCTGCTGCTTTACCTTTTGGACACAATTTTGCCATTAGACAACTCCACCTTTTTTAGCATAACCCATTTTATTTCTTACTTCGATTGGTAATTTAGCAAGACCTTTTTGTTTCTTTTTATCTACAGGTTTTAAATTTTTATTTTTTGTTGCAAATGTTTCTTTTATCTTTTCAACATTTGTTTTTGGTTTTGGTGAACCAAATCTTCTACCAACTCTACCACCTGTAGCTTTTTTTGTAACTTTAGAACCTCCACCATATAAACCTTCTTTTAATTTTTGTTTTTCAGTGTTTGATAAAGTTTTTTTCTTGTTAGTTGCAAATGTAAAATCATCTCCTTTAAAAGCTTTGTTTTTACTTTCAAATAAAGTTTGTTTTAATTTTGCACCAGAGGTTTTTGTTTTTTGAATTGCAATAGCTAATTTACTTTTAGCCTTATCTAATTTTGAGTTATTAACTTTTGGTGTAACACTTGTTATAGTTTTAAAAGTTTGTTTACCTGGTTTTACAAAACTAAATATACCCATTATTTTTTTCCTCCGTTTCTAAAAATTTGTGTACCCTTTATACCATAAATCGAAGCCACGACAAGGATCCAAAGATTTGTGAACCATGACGGGAGCTGCGAGAACATATCGAAGAACAATTTAACCTTGTCCATCGCTGTTGGGTCGTCCGATATGACTGCCCAAGCGAGCACCAACACGGGCAAACTTAAAATTATCAAAACTGCCTCGTCCTTCCAGTCCGATTGACGAGCTTCTAAAAGTTTTCCCTGGTATTGTTCTTCACCTCGGGCCATACGAGAGGCATGCATCAGTTGTGCTTCTGACATTGCCATTTTCGTCTTCTGCTTATTCTCGTAAATCTTACTTCCAGCAGAAACGGCTAGTTTAATTGCCGATAACCACATAATTTAGTACCAAGTAGCTTCTTTTTTCTTGTTAACTAGCATTCTTTTAGTACCTCTAACTTTTTCCTTGTCTCCAGTAGGAATATAGTTGAAAGCACCATCAGCAGTAGTTTTAGATCTTGGATCTACCTCTACATTTTGCTCTGGAACCGCTATTTGTTTTGCTTTTTTATAATTCATCATAATATTATCTCCTTAACATTAATTATCGTCCATTACAATAGCTGCTTGATCAATTCCTGACTTTGCAAGACTGACTCCAGCTCGTAATTTTGCTAAATCTTCATTTTGATCTAGTTTGTCTTCAGCTAAATCTTGCGCCTGCATTAATTTTGCTCTTGCAAGGTCTTCATCAACCTTATCAGCGTTCTTTTTACGCTCATTTTCCATTGCACGTAGGTCAACTTCACGTGATTTTAGTTTTAAAAGAGGATCATTGTCAAATTGTGACGTAATTTCTTTTTCTTCTTTCATATATTCCTCTGTCATTTCTGCAATTAGCACTGCTTTTCGTGCTTCAACTTGATTTGTTAGTGCTTGAAGCTGTGCTTGTACCTGTGGATTAGTCGCTGCCTGTTGTTGCATCATCATCATTTGTTGTAATTGCTCTCTGAACTCTAATTGTACCTGTTCTTGAGCCATTAAACTAATATGTTCTAAAATATTTTTTTGTATTGCTGCCATAACTGCAGGATTATTTCTAACAATGTTAGTTGACATAAAATTTAAGTGAGCTGTGATGTGTGCTCTGTGATCTTGACCAGGAAACGCTTGAAAAGTTTTGCCACCCAAAGCATTAATGTGTTCTAAACTTGGGTCCATCGGTGCTGTTGGCGCCGGTGGTGGTAAAACTGCATCAACATCTTTAACACCTATCGCTTCATACATTCCTCGATACACTTGATACATGTTATGTAATTGTGGATTTGATGTTGCAATCTGCAACTGTGTTTGTGCTAAAGTAATTCTTTGAGACATTGAAAAAATATTAGGATCAGCAACTGGTATTACATCAACTCTATCATCAAAATCTGATTGTTTAATATTTCTTGCACCACCCACAACATCAAATGGATATTCTGGTGGTAAATATTGTGAAACAATTTTAGATAATAATCTAAATTCTGATTTCATCGCTGCGTAACATCTTTTATGAATTGCAGACATAACTCTTGATCCTCTCTCAAGAAGAGCAATTGTAGTTCCTACAGCTGCACCTTGATTTCCATCGCCCACTTGCATATCAGCAATAGCCGCGAATCTTTGACCTGCTTGTACAACGATACCTAAAAGATTTAATAAAGTCTGTGATGGTTCTTTGTATGGTAAAGGAAAGAATGCATCTCTTAAATTTCCACCTGGTGCATCTACATCTTTAAATTCACCTGGTTGAATAGGTGATGCTTCATCCCTAACTCTTACACCTCTCTGCTTAAATCCTGCTGGAAGATTTGAGAGAGTTCCCGCATCTAATAATTGACGGAGAGCCGCCGTTGCCGTACGACTCAATCCGCCAATCATGTGAATGAGTCCAAAGCCATAAAATCCAAGTCCTGGCAGAAATTTAAAGTGGACGAAATATTGGATCTTATTTTTCTTTAGATCATCGGGCGCATAGTTTCGTCTAATAGACAAAACTTTTCTATTGCCTTCTTCTACAGTTACTATGTAGGGCAATTTTATTCCAGTTGGCTCACCTTCAGGACCAACTTCTTCAAAACCTTCTAGGTCTAAATTAACATGACATTCTAATATAGTATATACAGGTTCGTTCTTACCTGTTTTTTTTGTACCATCTAACTCACGTTCTTTTTTTGCAAGTTCATTATTTGTGTCTGTGCCTGGAGGACCTAACTCTACATCTCTATAAAACCCTGACACTTGTTGTTTTCTTAATTCGTTTTCAGAAATTTTTATTCTATGAATAACTGCCTCCGCATCGTCTAATGAGGTAGCCGTATACGGGACAATTAATTCATCTGCAGGTACAAACTTTGATACTGCTCTGCCCATAGGGACATCGTAGTATACTTTTTTAAAAGTTGATCCTGCTAATGGTAAGTGAAATAACATAGAATCGAATTCTGATTCATACTCTTTCATCTGATCCATAATTAGGTAATTCATAAAATCCTTAACACGATTTGCTTGTTGTTCTGTTCCAGGATTTTTAACACCAATAACCTGTGTTCTTACAGGTCCGTCTGATGGTAATAATTCTTTGTAAGCTTGTGCTTGAAACTGTGTGACTGCTTCAGCAAGAACTGGGTGAGTTGCACCACTAGCTCCTTGAAACGGCTCTGTTCTGTTTTCGTATTTAAATCCTAAAAGATCTAAACCTGTGATATATGCTTGTTCCCATTCTTTTCTTGAAGTCTTATAGTCCATGTAATTTTGAGTCATCTCATTACCAATTGGATCTAAAACATCATCTGGTAAAAGTTCTGCTAAATTATCAAAATGTGATTCTGTTCCTGGTACGTTAATTGCACCCGGTTCGTAATCTAAAGTTACGCCACCATCTTCTTCTGGTATTACTTCGATTGGTCCTTTTTCTTCTACTGGTTCCTGAACGGCAACATCTTGTATTTCTTCTTCTGAAGGAAGTTCAAGTTTGTTTCTAGTGTTCGGGAGCCCTTTGTCTATTTCTGCCATATATTACTCCTAGTAGTTTCTAACACGGTTTTTAAGGGATAGCAACCCTTGTGGATTTGGTCCTGATACTGGTGGTGGGCCTGATGATACACCAGCCATTTTTGCTATACCACCACCTGCTAATGTGCCTCTTCCTTCAGGATATAAAATCGGTCTTTGTTGAGACCCAGATCCAAATCTATTAGAGGGTTGATAGTTTGTTAAATCAACATTAAGAGGCACTTCAGAAATACCTTGAGTTCCATAAGTTTGTTCATCTCCATAAATCCTAGCTTGTTCAGATAAAGGCATTTGTTTTAATGAATCTCTGTAAGCTAATACATCTTTTGCCGACACGTTTTGACCTTCTTCTCTTAATGCTTGTGCTAAATTTATTGCACCTGAAGTTTTTAATTGCATCAAATCTGTAGGTAATGTTGGAAACATATTTAAATTTAAATCCATTTGACTTGGTTGTGATGGAAAAATTCTAGTAGATTCTGTGTCTGTGTAATCACGTATTCCAGGTATACCTTCCATTTGATCTTTTAATGATTGTTTTGCAAAATCTGATTTAGCCATTTGTGTATCAGCAATTTCTTGTCCTCTTCTATCTATAAACTGCACTATATCGGACGAAACTGTATTTTTTTGTAATTCTTGTTCTGCTGCTTGCAGCTGTGCTTGTGTCATTTGTATATCTGAAGTTAGATCACCAACATAACCTTCACCACCTTGATCAGTTATTGCTTTAAGATTTGCTAATTTGTTTTGCAAAGAATTTACTAAAGCTTGACTGTTTCTAAATTTATCTACGGCTAATTTTTGATCAGAAAATTTACCAAACTTTTCTGCTTCTATACCTGACGTAAAATCAGTTGCACCAAATGTAAATGAATCTATAGATTTTTTTAATGCATTCAATGGTTCTTCACCCAACGCTGTTCTAAATAAAGATTCACCTGCTACAAAAGCAACTTCTGGTATTATACCGTATTTAGTAATGGCACGTAATACATTTTTACCTCCGCTTAAAAGTTTTGCTGCGTCTTGTGCTTGATCTGCTGTTTTAAATTTACCATCGTTAAAATTTTTTGCACCACTTTCAAGACAAGCATTAAGACTAGCAGGTCCAGTTGCATAACCAATTCGACCACCATCTTTTTTAGTTTTACCAAACTGCACGGCACAGGTACCATCACCAAACGATGCTATGATGTTTTGAATACCTTTTAATTCAGATGGTTTTATTTGCGTAAAAGTTTGTTGCGTGCTTACATTTGCTGTCTTAAATAATTCAGGGTTTTTTTTCGCGTAGTCTTGAAAGTTTTTATTTAAAGAACTTAAATTTTCTAAAGACTTTGCTATCTCATTTTTCATGTCTAATTTTTGAAACTCTTTTACGCCATATTTAAAATTAGTCGCATCATCACTAATCTTACCAATGTTAAGTTTTAGATCTCTTGCTATTTTTTCCACAGCTTTCTTTTTATTTAAATTTGGTTTAATTCCTTTTTTGGGATCTCCCATAGCTTTTTCATATTGTTGTGATAATGAATCTTTAAAACCATTATTAAGATCTGCTTCTAAAACATTTACTCTAGTTAATTGATCTGTAGTTGCATTAAATAATTTATTTAAACTAGATTTAGATAAAGGGTGATCTAACTCAAAATTTATGTTTGGATATTTAGCATTAATAGCGTCTCTTAATTGTCTGTACTCATTTAAATTTTTTTTAATAGCTAAAAATTTTTTAGGATTATATTTATCAGATGTTTTACGACCAAACGCATCAAAAAATAATTCATCTATTTTTTCTCTTTCATATTTAATTAATTTTGATTTCCATAATTTTTTTAAAGCATTATCAGAAAATTTTGGATCATTGGGTATCCAATCTAATTTATCTTTTGTTTCTTTACCTATTTCACGACTGGCTTCTACTATTCTTTTCTTATAAATATTTGTTTGCAAACGTTTTGCTTGATCTTTCAATGTTGCCATTGAAATATTATTCGCTTCTGCAAAAGTTTTTGGATTAAAAAATTTATTTTGATTTGTTGCTTCAATTAATTTTATCTGAATACCTTGTTCTTTTGGTATTCTTTTCTTAACTCTAGATCTGCTTCTTGATTCTTGTTCTGGTAAAGCAGAACCAAAATCTGTTAATTCTCTAAATATTTTTTTCCTAGTATTTGCAAATTTTTCTCCTCTTAAAGCATCATAGTCTTTATAACCTAACGCTTTTGCTGCTGCATCTAGGTTGTCTTTACCAAATTTATCTTGAGCTATTTTTAATCTTCTTTGATACTCGGCTTCACCACCTTTATTAACAAAACCTTTTTTCTTAAACCCGATCCGTCCACCATCAGCTCGTGGATTACGAGTATTAAAATCATTAAAAAGTTTTATTTGTTGTACTTCAAATTTATCTACTGGCTTTGCAAGATCTGATGCAAATTTTAATTGTCCTGTTTCAACAAGTTGTCTTGCTGGTCTAGTGAGATACGCCATCATCTGTTTTTGTTTATCAGGGCGCATTACTCTCCTAACATTCTAGCGATACCGCCTGATGCTTTTTTAATTGATGGTGCTTCACCACTTGCTTCTTCTATAATTTCTTTTTGAACATTTGCTGTGATCTCATCTACTCCTGCTTCAGTTCCATCTCTATCAAATTCTACTTTGTATTCTTCATACTCATCTGCACTTCTATAACCTTTGCCAGTTTCAACATCAATATCAGCATCACCTTTTTTATATTCTAATACAGTTCTATCATCTATAACTTCATAAGACTCATCACCAAAATTTGCACCACCCATTTTATCTTTTTGAATTCTCATATCTCCAGTGTTAAGATCTTCAATTAATTCGAACTCATCACCATTTTTACCTGTATATCTATGTATCTCTACTCTATCTGCATACGTAACTTTATCTGGCTTACCAAGCGTTTTAATTTTATTTGCAAGTTCAAAAAAATATGGAGGAGGTGTAGTTGTTGATTTTTGGAAAACTTCTTTTGCAACTTCTTTAGTTGCTTTACCTTTACCAAATCCTAATAATCCTGATTTAAGTGCAGCGATACCTGCACCAGCTCCACCCATTAGTTTTAAAAATGCACGCTTTGTCATACCCGTTTTTAAACCAATACGTCCACCATCTGCTCGCATCTCTTGTCTGTTTAACATTTGTATAAGTTCATCTACACTTTCATTACCTTTTAATTTTTTACCTAAAAATAATTCTGCTGCTTTGTAATTTATTTCGTTACGTGGTCCTTTAATTCTACTTATTAATTCTGCTGCTCTTAATCCTGCAGGCATGTCGGCAAAGTCATCATACATACCATAACCACCTGGACCCATTGTATCTCGAGATCTAGTAAATGGCGTAAGATCTTTCTTGTCAATGTTTTCTAAAAATTTTACATCAATAGGACCTTTTCTAAATCTTTCCACATCAAATTTTGGTTTAGGTTTTGGTTTAAATAAATCTAATAAAGCTTGAATACCTTTTTTACCTGCACCTAATTTAAACCCTGCACGTCCACCTGTTGCAAAGTTTTCTTTTGCAAATAGTGGAGCAAATTGTTCAAAGGTCATAATACCTCCTCGACCACTAGTAGAAGAACCTTTTTTATATCTTTTATAAGCTGATTTTAATTCATTTATTTTATGTTCAAAAGAATTATAGTCATAACTACCACCTTTAAACCCTGCACGTCCACCTTGTGCATTTTTTTTACGACCTTTAGGATCAAAGTTAGCAAGCTCTACAGTTTGTTCTAATTTTTTAGATCCTTCAGGATCTGTTTGTTTCATAAATTGTTCAAACTCTTTTGCAATTTCTGGATCGGACATATTAATACCTTTACCCTCTTTCATAGACTGTAAAGTTTTTTCTGGTTTAGTTATTTTTTTCATTTTTAATGCTTTAGCTTGAGCAGACATCATTGGACTAATAACTGCATCATAAATATCTAATTGTGTCATAGAATCTAAATCGTCATAAAGTTTGTTACCAAAAAATTTAGGGTTTAATTCTACCAAAGATTCAGCTGCCATAGTTGCATCGTATTTAACATCACCTGTTGGAAATATATTATCTATTGCTTGATTAACTTTTTTTTCATTTTTTAATAGTTGTGCAAGTTTAACAAATTTTCCTGTCATTAAACCAACACGTCCACCTGTTGCCATGTCTTCTGGGTCTGGTATAAAATCGTCTATGCCTCTTGGATCATCTGGGTTCACGCCACCCGCATCATCGACAAAATCTTCAAGAGCTCTATCTTCTAATCTTTTTCTATCTCTTATTCTTTGAGCAGCTTCTTTGTTTTCTTTTTCCATACGAGCTAATACTTCTGCTTCTCGTTCTTTGATAGTTTTAGGACGAGGAGTGTTAACTAAATCTGAATATGGATTATCAGTTTTCATTAAACCTTCTTTTAAAGTCTGTTCATTTATTTGTGTACCACCAATAATACCTTGACTTGAGTCAAGTTTTTTACCAGACATAATTTCGAAGACTTCACCTTTTCGATCAAACTTACTACCACCTAACATCTCATTAATACCTTTCTGAAACGCTTGGTCTTCAGCTTGTTTAACATAAGCTAGTATTTGATTTAATTCTTTTTCACTTGTAATCGCATTTGGATCAATACCTAAATTTTTTAATCTATTCTCTAAAGCGTTTGCAGAAAATTCTACTGATTTATTATTAGCGATAGCTCCCTTTTGTTTAAAAAGCTGTTTTGCTATAAAGTTTTTGATAACTGGTGCTGCTGCCATTAGTAATAATTCCTTTTCTGTTTCTCGACCTTCTCGTCGACATAGTCTTCAGGGTGGTCTATTAGCCCACCTTGTCTAAAGCGC